GCCGTACAAGAGTTGTCGGCTACTGTTACAACTCTACAACAAGAAATAAACACTCTAAAAGGAAAATAATATGGCACACGCAGACGACGCAACAAAATCATGGGTATCAGCAGTTCCTAAAAAGAATGCAGATGGTAATGTGATTGAATGGACTGTTAAATATAAATATGCTTTGGGAGACCACGAGCATACATTTAATAAAACTGAAAAGATAGACACACCATCAAAAGCACCTGACAAGTATACAAAAGCTGAACTACTAACATTGATGAACAAAGATCATTGGGATGATATGTTTAACAAGAAATATGCATCATGGACCGCTGACGCAGTGGTTGAAACAACTGATAGTAGTTTTGACGTAAGCGCATTAAGTGATAGCTAATGTTCGGTTTCCAAGCATTTGCAGTACAGGGTTTTAGTCAAGTTACTCCATCTTTAGATGTACAAGCAACGACTAACGTCCTTACAGGAACAGTTGGTAGTTTAACCTTAGTATCTCAAGTCCCTCTTACAACAGCAGGTGAAATAGCCTCAACAGCAGGAACAGCGGTTGCTGTATCTATAGCGATAGCAACTACTAATCTGCTGACAGCAGAAGTAAACAATGCTTCAATCTTTACATGGGCCGCGATTAATGATAATGTTACCGGAGAAACGTGGACCGATGTAGCAACCACGGAAACCACGGAAATATGGAGTAACGTATAATGGCCTCAACCTATTCAGATTTATTAAAAATAGAACTTATTGGCTCTGGTGAACAATCAGGATCATGGGGTACTACAACAAATAATAACTTTTCACAATCACTAGAACACGCAATAGCTGGTGTTTTAAGTGTAGACACAGGCAGCAGCACAGCTGTAACCTTAACAACAGGTGATGGACCACAAGCACAAGCAGACAACCAAGCTCGTCAAGCATCTCTTATTTTTACAGGGGCTAGTGCAAACTGTGTCGTTACAGTTCCTGCTACACAAAAAGTATACAACGTACACAATACAAACGCATCAAATACAATTACATTGCGTCTGTCAGGAACGACAACTGATTTAGTTTTACAAGCAAACACAACTTATATAGCTTCAACAACAGGAGCTGCATGGCACGTTCTTAATGATGATCTTACAGTTACTGGTCAATTGTTTTTACCAGAAGATGCTGATGCTGATGATGTGTCTGGTGATTCTGCAACAGGTAGACTTAGCCTAGGTGTAGGTCAAGATTTAAATTTATATCATGGTGGTACAAATTCTTACATAGTCAATGACACAGGTAATTTAATTATAGATACAGCAGGTGATATTGTTTTAGATGCCGATGGCGCTAATGTTACATTTAAAGATAATGGTACAGCTATTGGAGATTTTTCTAACTCTTCATCTGACTTTGTAATTACATCAAGTGTCCAAGATAAAGATATTTTATTTAAAGGTGATGATGGTGGCGCAGCAATTACTGCATTAACTTTAGATATGTCAGCTGCAGGTGCAGCTACGTTTAACGGAGCGGTTATTGCTCCAGCAGGTTTAACTGTTGACAACATGGAATTAAAAGATGGTGGTAATGAAATAGAAGTATCCTCGGGTGCTCTATTACTTGATGTTGCTACTGACATTAGTTTTAACGCAGGCGGTAACGATATTGGTTTCTTTGGTGCAGGTGATTTAATTGGTCAAATTAATATGGCTACAGATGATTTTATTATTACAACTTCTGTATCCGATAAAGATTTTATTATTAAAGGTAATGATGGCGGTGCTTCTGTTACTGCTTTAACAATTGACATGTCCGCGGCCGGCGCTGCAACATTCAATAGCACAGTTACAGAAAACTCTGATGAACGATTAAAGTCTAACATACACACTATTGACAATGCACTAAATATGGTTGGTGATATGCGCGGTGTTTACTTTACCAAGGACGGTGTAGCGGGGACCGGGGTTATTGCACAAGAGATGGAGAAAGTATTACCAGAAGTTGTTAAAGAAAACGACGAGTTTAAATCTGTTGCTTATGGGCAGGTTGTTGGTGTACTTATCGAAGCAATCAAAGAATTAAAGAAAGAGGTTGAAACACTTAAGGAGGCTAGTTAATGCCTCTGTCTTCAACTAATTTTGCTCCTGGGTTTGACAAACAAAGCACCGCTTCTGGTGCTGATGGTAAATGGACTGATGGAGAAAACATTCGTTTTCGTTATGGTAAACCAGAAAAAATAGGTGGTTGGGAAAAATTATTTAACGATAAATTAATTGGTGCAGTACGTGATATTCATGCTTGGGTTGCTACAGATGGTACAAAACATTTAGCTTTTGGAACAGATAAAAAATTATACGTATACAAAGAAGGTTTGCTGGTAGACGTTACACCTATCCGTGCAACACAAGCCAATCTTACAAACCCATTTGTAACGACAAGTGGTTCTGCTGTTGTTACAGTAACAGATGCAAGTCACGGAGCGTTAGCTGGTGACTTTGTAACATTTACCAACGCGTCTGATGTAGGTGGATTAAGTATGAATGCTGAGTTTCAAATTACATCTATTGTAGACTCTGACACATATACAGTTACACACTCAAGCAACGCGAGCAGCGGTGCAACGGGTGGTGGATCAAGCACCGTGGATTGTGCATACCAAATAGCTCCCGGACAAGCAACAAACGTATATGGTTTTGGTTGGGGTATTAGTTCTTGGAACGGTACAATTAGTCCTTTTGTTACTGATCAATTAAACGAAGCATTAGATGCAACTGAAACAGCCGTGGACGTGGACACAGGCAGTAAGTTTGCAGCTAACGATTACATTATGGTGGGACAAGAAATTATGAAAGTGTCATCAGTTAGTAGCAATACGTTGACCGTGATCCGTGGACTTTCATCTATAACAGATACAACAAGTGTAAGTGCTGTAGGTAGTCACGACAATACAACTCACTTAGATAATGCATTGGTTACTATGTTGGTAGATGCGTCAGCAAGCACAACAACTGTAGGATGGAATGTAGCTGCAACTACGTCAGGCACTGTTCTTGAGTCTCGTTATTGGGTTTTTGATAATTTTGGAGAAGACTTATTAGCGTTGGTTAACAACGGTTCTTTATTTAAATGGGATACATCATCAGGAACAGATACTCGTGCTGCTATTGTTGATGCAAATGCACCAACAGCTTCTCGTTTCTTACTTGTATCAAGTGATAAACATGTGTTTCTTATGGGAACCGAAACTACGATAGGTACAGACTCAACACAAGAAGATTTGTTTCTTAGGTTTTCTAACCAAGATGATACTGGCACGTGGATTGCTGCAACAGATAATACAGCAGGTGCTTTTAGTATACAGGATGGTTCTAGAATTATGACGGCAGCACGGTCAAGAGGTTCTGTTTTAGTGTGGACTGACTCTTCTTTACATGCTTTGCAATTTATCGGTCCGCCTGATGGTTTTGGTTTAAGTCAGATAGGTTCTAACTGTGGAGCTATCTCTCCTCATTGTGCAATAGACGTTAATGGAAATACGTTTTGGATGAGTCAACAAGCGTTTTACATGTTTGATGGTGGCGTTAAAAAATTAGCATGTAGTGTGCAAGACTATGTGTTTGACGATTTTAGTTTGACACAACAACAATCTGTGTATGTTGGTCTAACCACAGATTACAATGAACTAACGTGGTTTTATGCTAGTAAAGATTCTGAAACTATTGATCGTTGCGTAACATATAATTATGCAGAGCAAGTGTGGTCTACAAATAGTATGTCAAGAACAACATGGTTAGACAGAACTGTATATGATAATCCTTATGCAACTGAGTATGACACAACTGTAGCAGGAACCAATCCAACAGTTTTAGGTTTAAGTGTAGGTGCTTCGTACGTGTATACACATGAAATAGGTACAGATGATGACGGCGCTGCTATGGAATGTTTTTTACAATCAGGTGACTTTGATATTCAAGATGGAGAACAGTTGCTATCTATAAAAAGATTTATACCAGACTTTAAAGACCAGGTAGGAAGCGCTGATGTATTGTTAAGTTTTAAAAACTACTCTGCAACAACAACAGAAGACACTTTAAATGGTGCTATTACGTCAGGTGCTACATCACTAATACTTACCAGTGCTACTAACTTTCCATCTTCTGGCACAGTTTTAATTGGAACAGAATTAATTACATACACAGGTAAATCAACCAATACATTGACAGGTCTAACACGAGGAACAAGTAGCACAACAGCAGCTGCACATGTAGATAATAAAAAAGTAATTAACTATAGTAATGTTAGAATTAATTTAAATACAGTAACACCAACAACAACCAAAATAGATACAAGAGGTCGGGGCAGACAAGCAAATATATTAATATCTAGTAATGCACTTGGTGATAACTGGAGATTTGGTACATTAAGATTAGATTACAAACCAGACGGAGGACGATAATGGCAAAAATAGTAATAGGTAGATTACCACAAGCAACAGAAGACTATCAACGTTCCCAGTTTGACACGTTAGTTAGAGAGCTAGAACAAATAATAACACAACTTAATTTTTCGTATGAACAACAATCAAAAGATGAGAACTTAGCAAGGAGTTGGTATCTTGGCTGATTTATTTTTATCAAAAGCAGTTGATCTAACAACTACAAATGCAACAACAGTGTACACCGTGCCTACATCTGATGACTCTGCTGTGCCTAAAATATCACCAACAACATCTATACTAAAGTCTATACGCGTGGCCAACGACTCGGGGAGCGCGGACACAATCACATTAACTATAACAAGAGGATCGGCTGTATTTGCTATCGAAACAGTTAAAGCAGTGGCTGCTCAAACAGCAATTGAGGTGCTTACACAACCAATGGTATTACAAGAAACTGACATTATCAAAGCTACGGCAGCTACAGCAAATCGTTTGCATGTTATTTTGTCTGTTATGGAAATAACGTAATGAAATTAATTAAAAAAGCACAGCCTATATCTTATAAAACCGTGGACGGTAAAGAAATACCTGTGGTACAACCTGAAATTTACCAGAGAATATATTGCAAAAGCTGTGAGAATGAGGTAGATTCAGAAGAACAAACAAATAATGTTTGCTCAAATTGTGGGTTAGATTGGTCTGCAAATAAGACAATAGATGTTACAATCAAAGTTTTGGAAATGCCTCCAATGGGTGCAGAATCAGGCGAATAACAAGTTTAAACACTTGCGAAAATATGGATGATCTTTTAGATATCATGGGTCTGTATAAAGACCACTACCCAATGTGGGAAAATGAATCGTTAAAAGATATTTATTATCATATTTATCCATCATTACATTTAAATCAGTATAGTATTAATCGCGATAACAATGGTATATATGGTTTTACAAACTGGGCTTTTTTAGACGAAGCTACAGAACAAAAATTTTTAGACGAAAGATCATTAGATATTAATGATTGGAATACTGGAGACAGAACTTGGGTAATAGATACAATTTATACAAAAGAACATAACGCTATGAAATTTAATAAAACATTTTTTACACATCTTTTGGGCCCAAATAAATTAGTCCAATGGTTGCGTCTAGCACCTAATGGTTTAATTCAAAATCATTTTAAAGTTATTACAAAGGAACGTTGGTTATAATGGGTTCGGTCAAGAAAAAATTAACTAAAACATTAAGGAAAATTACTCCTAAAGAAATAGCTCCTATCCTACCATTAGCAGCTATGATGATTCCTGGTTTACAGGGTATGAGTCCTTTGTTAAGATATGGTTTACCACAATTATTGACAGCAGCAGGTTCAGCAAGAACATCAGGAAAAATTAATCCTCTTAACCAACTTATGGCAGCAGGTGCAAGTTATGCAGCTGGTCCAGGAGGCATGGGCGCAACAGGTAAAGAACAAGCTTTTATGGATGCAAACACAACACCAATTAATACTGGGTTTGAAGCAGGTCAAGTAGATCCAGGTTTTGGAATTACAAAAAATTTAAACGAAGCAGGTCAAGGTTTAGATTTCACTGCAAAAATGAATCCAGAAGCTTTTGCAAAAGCAAATCCAGATAAATTTAAAGCTTTTGATTTTGTGAGACCAGAAGGTTCTAATATGTTTACTCAAGCAGGTGACATGATAAAACCTTTAGCTAGAGGTTATGGTAACGCTATAAGAAACCCATTTGGTAGTTTTGGAAATTTTGCAAAAGCAACAGGTCCTGGTGTAACTTTGGCAATGATGGACCAAGCAGCGTTGGCAGCGGCACAAGCTGAAGAAGACGAAGCGGCAGCGGCAGCAGCAAACGCAAATTTTGGTGGAGCATACAATGATGTAGTAGATTCTCTTTACCGCATGTCTCTTCCAGAAAATAGTTTATATAATACAGGTGGCCGTGTTCATCTTGCAGGTGGCGGCAATGGAGAAGGAGCAGATAGACGAAACGATGCAAGACTAGCAGGTTTTAGTTCTGTAGCAGCGCAACGACGAGCGCAACAAGCAGCGCAAAGATCAGCTTTACAGCAGTATGGTTTATTAGGTAGATACAATAATATAGGTAGTGGTGGTGGTNGTGGTCACGGTTATGAAAGANCAGAACTTCTTAGACAAGCAAACGCAACTAATCCACAAGTTAGAGGTCCGGGAATAATGGCAAATGTAGCACCAGCCCCAAGATCAGCAGTACCAGCAGCACCAGCAGCACCAATAACACAAGCAGGACCAACAGAGGCAGAACAACAAGCGGCGGCGGCAGAAGCAGCAGCACAAGCGGCGGCGGC